TTGACGCGATTATGGCTTCATACAAGGAATTTGGACAAATGAAACCGATAGTCGTTCGTCCTGATAAGGATGGAACATATGTTGTCATAGCAGGAAATCATCAATTACAAGCAGCAAAAAATTTAGGCTGGACAGAAATAGCCGCTGTGCAAATGAATTCTAACGAAGAAAAAGCAATTGCATTTGCTCTTGCTGATAACAGAACGATGGAACTTGGACACACAGACCCGTCTCTTCTTAATGACATAGTTATTGACATGTGGGATGAATACCCTGAACTTTTTGAAGGACTTGGCTGGGACGAGTTTGAACTTGCTGCTATTCAAGAGAGCCAGTTTGAAACTGAAAACATATCACCGAGCGGAAATGGATACATTGCTCCGGTTTTGGTTACAGAACATTTTCAACCAACCAACGTATCGATTGAGCAATCTGAAGATGGAGAACGCAAAATTGTTGCTAATAACGATTTTGACCACAACAAAGTTGCTATATCTGGAAGCACAATGGTCTCTCCTGGTTCTGCTCCGCAGGCGGTAGTTCAATACACTTTGGTTTTTGACAATCCAGACCAGCAGCGCCGCTGGTATGAGTTTATTAGATGGCTTAGAAATGACCCAGCCATAGAAGGCAGTACAACTGCTGAAAAATTAATTGATTTTATAGACCAGCACATTGAAATCTAATGGCTATTGGGAGTGGCTCAGAAATTGGAACATCTTTTAAGTCTTGCAAAGATTACACAAAAGAAGATTGGGAAAATTGGTGGAAATACATGCGTGATAACTGGTCCGAATATCTTCAAACTGGATATGCCGTGTTGGTTCACAAAAAAGAAGGAAACTATTTTTACGACATAGAAGCGCGTAAAAAAAATCGTTTATTGAAGCAGGAAAAAAATGACTAAGCAGAGAATGTTTTTGAACATCAGTTGTCTTGATGCAGCACGCCAGAGAATACGCCATGTTTACGACACCTTTGACACGGTATGTGTTCAGTTTTCTGGCGGAAAAGACTCAACGGCTATTTTGTATTTAGCCAAAGAGGTTCACGAAGAGCGAGGGCTTGGACCTGTAAAAGTTATATTCCGAGATGAAGAAATGGTTAGCCCCACCATCTACGACTATGTAAACAAAGTCAGACAGTACGATTGGGTTGATATGGAATGGTATTGCCTTCCGTATGCAAATGAAGTGTGGGTTTTGGGAATTAGGCAAAACATACTTCAGTGGGACCCGATAAGGGCTGCTGAAGGAAAACTTGTTAGAGAGATGCCTTCATGGGCAATTAATGCATCGCATTACGGATTACCCATGGATGAAACACCGCCTGAAGGAATTGACTACTACACGCTTCAGGGTAAAAAGGGGAGTGTCGCTTTTCTTACTGGAGTTAGAGCCAATGAGTCAATGGTCAGATATCGCTCTCTTGTGCAGAAAGTACATGAGAATTATATTGTTTCTCCATACAAAATGAAAAAATCAATACCTTTAAAGTTTGCAAAAGTCATATACGACTGGCAGGCAAATGATGTTTTTAAATTTATTTCCGAAGAACACAATGCTGAATACTGTGAGTACTACGACCTTGCTGCTATGACTGGCTCTAATACGCGGGTTGGCATTCCCTTACACGCTGTTGCTATTCGCAGGATAGGTGACGTTGTCGCAACTGAGCCAGAGTTCTACGACAGGCTTTGGGATATTTGGCCAGAGATAGATGCTCAACGCCGCTGGTGGCCAGACTTTGACATGGAGAAGTACATTGAAAGTTACGCAGTCGACGGTTTTGAGGGCGCAAAACGGTGTATAGAAGAAAATACATCTGATGAACTAGATAAACGCCGAGGTATGGCGTATGTTGCAGATTTTAGACGCAAGCACCTAAAAGACCCATATTCATATCCAATCAACTGGTTAATTAGAAATCTTTTGACAAACGAATTAACTGGAGTGGCTGCTGCTCCAGTTGGTCCAAAAACAAAAGCAGATACACTTAGGCAAAAGGCAGCACAACAGGAGTTAGACAATGCACAAGATTGATATGGTCAAGTTTGAGGACCTTCAGATAGCACCATTTAAGGCGACTCATATTTTACGTCCTGACCTTCTTTCCCTATCTGCTTCACTTAGGGACTTTGGGTTTATAGTTCCAATAGTTATTCAAAAATCAACAAATATTATAATAGATGGCAACGAGCGTGTTCTTATTGTAAAAAGTCAAAAAAGGATTACAGACATAGTTGGAGATGAGTGTCCTGTTGTTGCGGTTGATTGCGACAACATGGAAGCACAAATGCTTCATCTGAGACTTAATAGGTCCAGAGGTAACTTGCTTGCAAAACCAATGTCTAAAATAATTAGAAATCTTGTTCAATCAAAGAGATACGACAAGTTTGATTTGGGCTCACTTTTGCAAATGAAACACGATGAAATGCAATTATTACTTGACGGTTCTCTTCTAAAGCATAAAAAAATATCGGAGCATTCATACTCTCGTGCGTGGGTTCCAATAGAAGCAGACCCTAAAATTACTCAAGTTTCACCATCAATTGAAAAACCACCCAATGCAGACAGGTGAATTACTTATAAGGTACACTAGGTAAAAGTGACCGAGGAGATTTACAATGCCACCAGCCGGAAGAAGATATCGTAGAGGCGGACGCGCAGTCCGTGCAGGAAGAATTCGCCGTGGCGCATCTGCTGCTGCCAGAGGTCTTGGCCGCGTATTTGGTCGAGGCGATGTGCAAACAGAAACGGTTGGCGACGTTGCCAGGGAAGCCGTCAACGCAGTACGAAATAGATTCAGACGCAACCGTTGACAGGTTCTTCCCGATTTTTCGGGGGTAAATAATGTTAGTTTCAGTACAAGAACTTATAACATATATGGACATTTCACTGTCCCTGAGACAGCAGGACGCTGCAGAAATTGTTCTTGAGGGTCTTCAGTCCGAATTGGAAACATACCTAAGAAGACCTATAGAGGTAACGGAATTTACTGAAGAGTACAAAATACCCGCCGACAGCATGGCGTCCCCGATGTCGTCTTTCTTTTATCAAGCAAATTTAGAGTCTTCTTTTTATACAAGCAACGGAAACGCAATGCAAAGTGCCATGAATTTTGCAATGCCACCAGAAACTGTTTATTTAAGAAATTCTCCTGTGTCAAAAGTTAAAAGCGTATTGATAAATAACGAAAGAACGACTCCGGCTTATCTTGGTGAAGCAATAAGAAAAGAAGGTTCAATATCTTCCGCTTCTTACGCTAGTGGAAAAATAACGTTCACTTCTTCTGGTCATCAACTAACTCCGGGTTTGTATTTAACAATTGAAGGTTTGCTTCCTATAGGTTATAACATCCAAAGAAAAAAAATTACTGAAGTGTCTTCTACAACTTTTTCAGTAAGCGTTGATTCAAACCCTGGTGCTATTACTGATTCAACTGGTACATATTTTGCAATGGGAAATGATTATGTTGTGCGTAGATACGGAATAGATGTTGCAAATATAGTTAACGGAGACACTATAACTATTAATTATGAGGCTGGTTTAGATGGCGATTCAATACCGTTTTTTAAATTACTCATACTCAGAGCGGCAACCCGAGAAATGCAAAACATGCATGATGATGTTGTCGGCATCAAGGATTTAGAGTCAAGAAATGTTGCCCCAATAGAAACCGGATTTTCTGAAAGAGAATTACTTTCTGTTAAAAAATACAGACGAAATAGGGTTGCATAAAATGCGCATACGGGTTGAAGTAAACACAAGTGTTGCGGAAGAACTCTTACAAGATGTAATGGACAGGGTTGAAGATTTGCGTCCTGTTTTCAAAAGAGCAAAAAAAGACTTGTCGGACATATATACCAAGCATTTTCTTTCTAACGGAAATGGAAAATGGGCTCCACTAGATGCTGAATACGGAGCATGGAAGTCGGTTCGTTTTCCAGGAGCGCCAACGCTTGTTAGGTCTGGTGGATTATTTAAGAGTATTGAAACATTTTCCATTAGTGAAATAAATCGTCAATCAGCAAGGTTTGGAACTGACGCACCGGTTGCAAAATTTCACCAATACGGAACATGGAGCATGCCGAAACGTGAAATTATATTTGAGCCACCGATGTTTGCAAAGAAACTAGCCAAAGACGCTGAGCACTACATTGCCGAGGGCGACTAATGGAACTGATGTACGGTGCTCAATTCGCCAAGAGTTATGTTAATTCTTATCTCAGTAGTGACATTCCTATAAGAATCATTGACTACAGGAACGGATGGGGCGCAGATGACGAGCAACTCCCGACTCCGGTCAAGTTTTTGACTTATGAGCCGATTGCTTTGGACGAATGGCCAACGATAATAACGGTCGTTATGTCCACGAACAGGATTGAAAGAATTGGATATTCCAACTCCAATCCTCTGTACAGAGTTAACTACACAATGCGCACCTACGTGTGGGTAAGGGATGTTGGTTCAGCAGAAACAACCCTAATGAGAGATAGGTTTACGACGGTTGTCAGGTCTGCTCTTCTTGATTACCCATGCCTTAAAGCAACAGACCCACAGGAGACTTTTCGTATACAGATAGATGAGGGTTCAATGCAAGAACAATTTTCTGATTTAACCCTCCTAAAGGGTGACAGGGTTCTTGCTGGTGCCTACATGTCTTATGACTTATCTATTGACGAAATTGTTGACAGAAGGCCTCTTGCTGAAGCATCTTCTGTGGATATTGAATTTATCAATCTAGATACAACGCCGTAAATAGTGATGTACACTAATTAAAGTCAATCAGGAGCAAAAATGACCCATTCACACAAAGTTGAAAAAATTAAAAGTCAATCCGGCTTTGAAAATGACGGCTCTGGGCATATTGTTGTCAAAAATATTTCTGGAAGAAATATAACCATTGGTTTGCCTCCTGTTTTACTGTATCCGGAAGATGAAGCATTTTCTTGCGACGACAATCCAGATGTTCTTTCTGCCGTAAAGTCTTACAAACTTCAAATTGTAAAGACGGAAGAAGCAAAAGAAAAGCCCAAAAAACCAAAAATTGAAGAAACAAAAGTTGAAAAAGTAAAAGAAGAAACTTTAACAACAGTTGCAGATTCTAGCGAGCAAGTTTCTGTACAATTAGACTTGCCAGACAACAGTAAGACGCTCAACAGCGACGAACTTTAAGACACGGAGAGAGGTCATATGCCAGGCGTAACAATTACCACAGCAGTTAGAACAGGTCCTACAAGTACGACGGTGCGCGCTTCGTCGCAAGCGTTTTTTGTTGGGCTTGCTCAGCGTGGTCCTTCCGATGAAGCAGTTCTTGTAACAAGTCTCGCAGAGTTTGAAGAAACATTTGGTGGATATGTAACATACGCATACCTTCACCCAACCGTTCAAACTTTCTTTGAAGAAGGTGGCACGCAGTGCTACATCGCAAGAGTCGTAGGACCTGGCGCAACTTCGGCACAAGTACTTCTTAACGTAGGTGGCGTTGGTGGTGCCAACTGTATCCGACTTACGGCAAATGGCCCTGGCGACTGGGCACATGACATGGATATTGAGGTCGTTGCCAGTTCCTCAAGCAAGAACATTAAGTTGTATTACAACGACGAACTTGTTTACGCAACAGGACTCAAGACGACAACCGCTGCTCTTGTTAATGCAATTAATAGCAGTGCAATTGCTTCAAAGTACATGACGGCTGTAAAGTTGACAGACGGAATGCCGGAAGCAAGTGCAGCAACAGCATTTGGTGCTGGAACATTCACTGACGGTAATGATGACAGAACCGAAAACACGGTTGACACTACTTTCACTGCATTTTCTACTGCTCTTTCTTTGTTCAACGATTCTTTTGGACCTGGTGCAGTTTCCTGCCCAGAAACACACGCAATCAACGCAGACCTTATTGCTCACGCAAATACATACAACAGAATTGCAATCTGCCACCTTGCAGAAGCAGCAACTGGAATTACTGCAGCAGCAACTTCGCTCGCTGCTGAAACTGGTTCCGAGCATGCCGCTCTCTACTACCCGTGGGTATACATTCCAACGGACGTTGCTGGTGTAACAAGATTGATTCCACCAGATGGTTACGCTGCTGGAAAGCGTGCACTTGCACACAACCAGACTGGCCCTCATCAGCCATACGCTGGTCTCATCTCTGCTGCTCGTTTTGTTAGTGGTGTTGAAGTTGACGTCGATAGAACTCTTGGAGATTCGCTTGATACAGACTACGTAAACGCAATTAGAATTATTGCCAACACGGTAAGAGTCTACGGAGCGCGTTCTCTCTCACTAGACACAGACAA